TACCTGAACTACCGAAAATTAAGTTTAAGGCGAATAAGGTTCAATATTCTATAACGGACGTTCGACTACTGAACGAAAATGCAGTATGTACGTTCCTGAATATTCTCAACACCGTAGCGAATGAGCCTGACACGGAAGAAGTTACGTTCAAGATTGGGGATGACACAAACGAGGACACGGTTGAGATTATTACGGACATTCTGATGGGAATATCCTATACTGCAAAAAAGGGTGGGAAATACGGTTTTGAGTCATCGGCCAGTTTTCTTGTTACTGGAGTTAAACACCACGAAACAGAAGATTGCAAAACGATTACTTTCAAGCTGATTAAAGACCATGCGCAAGCTATTTACGAATATGCACAGGAACATGAACAGCCGAGCCTTTATGAATTAGTGATTGCGATTGAAGAAAAATCAAGGGAACAAATAGCGTCGTATGTAAAAGAACATGAGGAAATCTTAAATGGATAAGGATAATTCTAATCTTGTCCCGCTTAAGATTATTAATCTTGAGAGGGAGTTAGGCGCTATGAAGAAGCAGTTAAAAGAGATAAAGAAAGAAAATGAACAATTGTGGAAGTATATTAAATCTGTCGAGAGATTAGCAAATATGTGATAATAAGAAACGGAGTGATAAAAATGCCTGATAAACGTCTGACATACGAGGGAGCATTGGTCGAGTTGAATCGTCTGAACTCTACCGAAAGGCTGCCGGTCAATGAACGAAACTTAAAGGCTGCGGTTGCGGTAGCAAGAGCGGCGATATTGAAACAGATTAAGCGAAAGCCGGTTGGAAACGAAGAAGGCGGATTGGAATGTTCTGTCTGCGGCACTACAATTGATATCTGCCCTTCTATAGAACACTTTTGCTATAACTGCGGACAAGCCTTAGATTGGAACGATTAATCAATCAACAACAGCACCGCACCTCTGCTGTTCAATAAAATTATAACTCAAAATACACAATTTCACTTGTTTACAAATTTTTGCCGTGCAAAAATAATCCCTCGGTGCGGCGAGGGGAAGGGAGGGCTTGAAGTTCATGGCAACAAACTGGAGCGATGTTTATGTTAAATGTCCGTTCTTTAAATCCGAAAAAGCAAATGACCTCAGCTGTGAAAACATTATAAGCGGCGGGGTGAGCTGCCGGCATAGATTTGCGACGAAACGAGACAAAACCCAGCATATGGAGCGGTGTTGCTTTTCGCGCTACAAAAAATGCGTGTATTACCGCGTTTTACTTTCTGAAAAATATAGCAATGAGCTCTCTGGATGATTCAGGGAGCTTTTTTCTGTGGGTTAGATAAAATATATCCTTCTATGTAAAATAATCATAGGAGGTGATTCCGTGGCGAAAGGTAAGTTTCAAAAGTGGTTGGAGCCCGACAATTTAATACTGCTTGAAGGGTGGGCACGTGGCGGACTCACCGATGAACAAATCGCTAAAAATATGGGAGTCAGTGTAGCTACGCTCTACAACTGGAAGTCGAAATATTTTGAGATTTTAGAGGCCTTAAAAAAGGGCAAAGAGGTTGTTGACTTCGAGGTGGAGAACGCGTTGCTTCAATCGGCATTAAACGGTAATGTGACGGCACAAATATATTGGCTCAACAACCGCAAGCCGGAGCAATGGAGAAATAAACCAAAAGATAACACGGTTGACCATACAGTTACCGTTGTATTTGAGGACGAGGAAGTGGAGAGCTATGCGAATTAATTTCCGCGTTCCGTCACCGAAACAAAAACTGTTCTTAAATGACACACACCGGTATGTTGCCTACGGCGGGGCGCGCGGCGGCGGCAAGAGCTGGGCGGTACGCGTCAAGGCGATTCTGCTGTGCTTATACTGGCCGGGAATCAAGGTGCTGATTATGCGTCGGACGTTCCCTGAATTGGTACGTAACCATATCAACCCACTTACGCTTATGTTGGCAGGCGTGGCGCATTGGAGCGATAAGAAAAAGACCTTTGCCTTTCCGAACGGCAGCACCATACAGTTTGGATATTGCCAGTACGACAGGGATTTAGGGCAGTATCAAGGCGCAGAGTATGACATTATTTTTATTGACGAGGCGTGTTTGCTGTCTGAGTATCAAATCAAAGAGATAACTGCCTGTAATCGTGGAGTGAATAATTTTCCAAAGCGAACTTATTATACGCTGAACCCGGGCGGACAGTCTCACGGATATTTTAAACGGCTGTTTATCGACAAGAATTATGAGCCCGAGGAAATACCTGAAAACTATTCTTTTATTCAGTCTCTTGTGACTGACAACTACGCCTTGATGAAATCACAGCCGGAATACGTGCAGCAGCTCAAAGCGTTGCCGCCAAAGCTTAGGAAAGCTTGGCTTGAAGGCCGCTGGGATATATTTGAGGGAATGTTCTTTGAGGACTTTAGAACAACTGTTGACGAACAGAAAGCATTTGATATTGGACTAACCCCTGAACAAGCATTACAGTATCACCGTTTTACTCACGTGATTGAACCCTTTGACCCGCCTGCCGAGTGGCAATATTACCGCTCATATGACTTTGGCTATGGCAAACCGTTCTCGGTCGGATGGTGGGCTGTTGACTATGAGGGCGTTGCCTATCGAATTTTAGAGCTCTACGGTTGCACCGATACGCCAAACGAGGGCGTTAAATGGCAGCCTCACGAGCAATTTAAACGTGTCCGGGAGATTGAAGAATCACATCCATACCTGAAAGGACGTATCATCAACGGCGTTGCTGACCCGTCAATATGGGACGGCAGCCGTGGCGAAAGCGTATATGAAGCGGCAATAAAGCAAGGCATTGATTTTGTACCGGGAGTAAATGACCGTATTCCCGGATGGATGCAGGTTCATTATCGTTTTGCTTTTGACAAAATAGGCAAAGCTCAAATGTATTTCTTTAATACCTGCAAAGCCGCCATCCGTACGCTGCCCCTGATGATGTACGACGAACACAAGCCCGAAGATTTGGACACCACGCTGGAAGACCACGTTGCGGATGAAATACGGTATTTCTGCATGGCAAGACCATTAAAGCCTATTGAGGCTAAAACAGAAACAAAGATAGCGTTTGACCCGTTGGATTTAATCAAGAAAGGAAGTTAAAAATGGCATTTGGAAGAAAAAAGAAAGCACAACAGCAAGCTTTGCGTTTAAAGAAAATGCAAAGCCCACCCGATAACCGTACGACATCTGATGTGTCTGCGGAATCGGAACAGGAGCCCGTTGCACTGCCAATTGACGCTCTGGCGGTCAGAGAAGCCACTCAGCGCCTAAAAAAATACAAGCAGGGCAAAATCAATCTGGAAAAGCGAATCGTGGCTAATGAGGACTATTGGAAGCTGCGCCAATGGGATTATATTGACAAGAATGTGGCTAAAGATAATCTGAAAATTAATACGGCGTGGCTTTGGAATGTAATTGCTTCAAAAAAAGCTGATATTATGGCGGGCTATCCTGAGGCGAATGTTCGTGCCAAGCGTGCTGACGATACAGAGGAAGCCCAGAAGTTAAAAAGCATTATACCGGTGATTCAGGAAGAAAACAACTATGAAAACACATATTCAGACTTAAGCGACGACCTTCTACACGTTGGCGGCTGTTGTGCGGGCGTATTCTGGGATGGACAACTCCACGGCGGCTTGGGCGACATCGTTGTAAAGGACATTGACATTTTAGAGCTGTTTTGGGAATCAGGTATTGATGATATTCAGGACAGTAAAGATGTTTTTAAAATCTCATATGTTGACAACGACTATTTGAAAGCTAAATATCCTCAGCTTGAGCACTCTTTGAACGGAAAAGGGCTTACCGTGACTAAATATCGCACAGAGGACAACATCGATTACGATAATAAATCCTGCGTCATTGATTGGTACTATAAGAAAACAATTGATGGGGGAAAGCAAATACTCCACTATTGTAAATATGTGGATGATGTGGTGCTGTTCTCGTCTGAGAACGAACCCGAAAAATATCCGGATGGATGGTATAAACATGGACGTTATCCGTTCCACACGGCCTCATTGTTTAAAATAAAGGGAAGTTTGTTCGGATATTCGTATACTGACATTGGCCGCGGAGACCAAAACGCAATTGATATTCTGACATCTGCCATTATTTCAAATGCAGTCGAGACATCTTTGCCTCGATACTTTTCGCGTTTAGGCGGCAATATCAATGAACAGGAGTTTGCCGACCATACAAAAAGAATCGTCCATGTGCAGGGCAACCTTGACGAAGCGAGTATTCGCGAGATTGGAAGCTCTCCACTGCCATCTTTTGTAGTGAATATGCGTGACCGCTTCGTTGAGGAAATGAAAGAGACGCTCGGCAATCGTGATGTTTCCAATGGCGGCTCTGTGTCCGGTGTAACTGCCGCGTCAGCGATAGCTGCTATGCAGGAGCAGTCCGGTAAACTCTCAAAAGTTCACAACCGGACGATGTATAATTTACACAAGCAAATAGTTGACACTGAAATTGAATTGATACGTCAGTTTTACGACGAGACTCGAGAATTTAGGCTGACCGGCGAGATGGGTGTTGATAGATTCGTTGAGTACAACAATGCAGGCTTGCAACCTAAAGTGCAACCAAGTATTGCAGGTATAGATATGGGATTGCGTTTGCCTTGCTTTGATATTGAAGTATCATCTGCCAAACAATCGCCGTATACAAAACTGGAGCAAAACGAGCTTGCCTTGCAGCTCTACAACGTTGGCGTGTTTTCTCCGCAAAACGCTGATATGGCGCTCGCTTTGCTTAAATTTATGGATTTCGACCACAAAGATGATGTTATGAAAATGGTGCAGCAGAATGGCACGATGTTCCAAAAATACCAACAGCTGCAAAAAGTGGCTTTCCAGCTTGCGCAAGCCTTGGGAGACCCGGCTATGACTGAACAACTCGCCCAGGCGATTTTAATTGATAACGGGCAAAATACGTCCGTTCCTTTTGCGGCTGACCCGAGCAATTTTGAGACGGCGAATAATGAACCATCACATATCACTAAAGCACGGACACAAGCGGAGCAATCCACACAATTATAAGGAGTACATATGTTAAAAATAACAGTTAATCCCAAAATATATGAATTAATATTTGAAGGGCACGCCGAAGCTGACGAAAAGGGGAAAGACCTTGTGTGCGCGGCGGCGTCCGGTTATCTTTATCAGCTGGCGCAAACGCTGAAAAGCTACAAAGGCATTGCGTTTCACAAAGAACCGCATATTGATATAGGTGAGAGTCGGTCAACGATAAGGTGCAAGCCTTACAGTCAGTATGCTCCTACAATTGGTGTTATCTATCAAACGGTTCTTAACGGTTTTTTGCTTTTGGCTGAAGCTTACCCCGAAAACGTTCAAGTTGAGATTAGCTCCTGAAAAGGGGCTTTTCTTTTTTTAAAAAGTTTTGGGTGTGGGTTAGAGAACCAAAAACGAACGCTTTAAAATGGGATTAAAGGGTCGCGACCTACCGCAGAATTTTTTAAGGAGAAGCTATGTTCTCAAACACATCATTAGTACCGATTAACCTACAGTTATTTGCTGACGGTGGCGCTTCTGCAGGAGCAGCACCGGGCGGCGAAGCTGCAACAGCCGGTACAGAAGCACAGGGAGAAAATCCATTTAGTGCCTTGAATATCCCCGCCAAGGCTAAGCACATCTTAGAGAAAATGCCTGGAGCTCAGGTTAAAGAAAAGGCAAATTCGGCTGAGAATACCGATGATAAAACAGACACAAACACCGGCGGCGAACCTTCCGGGGAAAAGAAAGAAACTAAAATCCCATTTTCGGAGCTTGTGAAGTCCGAAGATTACAAGCAGGAAGCGCAGGAGTATTTTGACAACCGAATCGGAAGAAGATTGTCGAAGTACAAAGGGATTGAAGATGAAAACCAGACAATGCGTGGCATTATTGATAAAATCAATATGCGCTATGGTATCAATCCTGAATCTGAGACATTTTTATCCGATTTTGCACAAGCAGTAGACAAAGATACGCGCTTGTATGAGGATGAAGCAGCCAATGCTGGAATGACAGTTGACGAGTTCGTAAAACTCAGAAACGCCGAGAGAATAATCGCTCAAAATAAAATTGACGAAAAGAACCGCCAGTATAACGAAATAACTCAGCGGCATGTCAATAACCTTATTCAGCAGGCAGAGGCGTTTAAAGAAAAGGTTCCGAATTTTGACATTCAAGCCGAAATGGAAAATCCACAGTTCAAAAAACTCGTTGACCCGCCCGAGCTCGGCGGAGTCGGACTTTCGGTAGAAAATGCTTTTAATGCTTTCCATCACAATGAGATTATGCAGGCTACCGTTGCTAATGCGGTAAAGCAAGCGTCACTCAACGCGTCAAATTCGGTTCAAACGAATATGAACCGTCCGCAAGAGAGTGGTTTAAATCCATCTCATTCAGCAATCACTAAGCTTGACCCATCAAAACTAAAGCTTAAGGATTTTAGAAAAATCTCTGAGGAGTTCCGTCGCACGGGCAAAAAACCCAATTTTTGACGACAGGAGAGATTTTAATGAGTAAACTGCACCTTAATTTGCAGCTTTTTGCAGATTATAACACAAACGTAACAACACAACAGTCAATGTCGCCGACAATGAAAACTTTTTATGATACGGCACTGCTCGAAAATGCTCGCGCAGTTCTTATCTTTGACCAGTTCGGCGACCATCAGAAGATGAAGGGCAACAAGGTTGAATGGAGAAAGTTCAACACATTTGCCAAGGCGCTTACGCCGCTTGTCGAAGGTGTTATCCCTGATGGTTCGACTTTTGGCATGAGCTATATTGAGGCAACCACTTCCCAGCACGGCGATTACACCACTGTATCCGACAGACTCGAGCTTGAAAGCTACGATGATGTTATCTATGGAGCAACCGAGGAGATGGGCGCAGCCGGTGGTGCAACCTTTGATACCTTGACGAGAAATAAGCTCATCGAGGGCAACAGCGTTATGTATGCACCTAAGAGCGATGGCACAGTCGTTACATCAAGAACGGCGCTTGACGCAACCTGCCTGATTACCCCGAAGCTTATCAATAAGGCGGCAACCTGGCTCAAGAAGAATAAAGCGCCGAAAATCGACGGCTATTATATTTGCTTGATTCATCCCTCTGTTGCAGAAGATTTAAGAGAGACCAACGAGTGGAAAGATTACCACAAGCATGACGATGTCGAGCCTATCTTCAAGGGCGAGATTGGCACGCTTCACGGCGTGAGATTCATTGAATCCACTGAGTGCAAGGTACATAAAGACGGTGCGCTTGCGACCTACGATACGCTGTTCCTCGGCTCTAAGGCGTACGGTATCATCGACCCCGAGGGCGAGGGTATGGAAATGATTGTCAAGGATAAATCCGTCATCGGCGGCCCTCTGGAGCAGTTCAGCACCATCGGTTATAAATTCTGCCACGGCGCCAAGATTCTCTATCAGGAGAGGCTACTCCGTTTGGAATCTTGTTCCTCTTATTCTGATGTGGACGAAGAAAATTAAATCAGGAGGTTAATAAAATGCCTAAGAAAACCGAAACAGCGGAGGCAACCGCAGCTAAAGCCGAAAACAAACCCGCAAAGGTGACGGTTATCTTGCCGAGCGACCCTCTTATTAGAGACGGTAACGGCAACACCGCCGAACAGCAGGAATTCTTCTCGGTTAACGGAAAAAACATTATTATCAAATGCGATGAACCTGTTGAAGTTGACCCGGAATTTGCTGAGGTTATCAACAACCGTGCAAAGGCAAGAAGAAATTCACAGAAGTTCATTAAAGAAATGGCTTTTAAAGATTCCAAGCCGCCTGAGGCTTGAATTGAGTAACCGGAAAGGAGGGCGCTTTTGTGCTCTCCTTTTGCTTTAAGGAGAAAAAAGATTATGGACAAAAACAAAATCACAATAGGCGAGGTTTTAAGTCTTGTTGATTCTATTAAGCCGAACACAAGAACGGAAGAAGAAAAGATTCTTTGGCTAAATAACATTGACCGCATGGTGTATGAAGAAATTATCAAAGCACATGAAGGATTTGAAACCGTCGAATTCAAAGGGTATAGCGCTGACACGCCACAATCGCAGGAGCTGCTTATCCCCAAGCACTATGGAGCTGAAGTATATAGGTTCTTCATTGAAATGCAGATTGACCTTGCCAATGCGGAATATAGTAAGTACAACACATCAATGCAGTTGTTTGATATGGCGTATAACAACTATGCACAAGCATACACGCGTGAGCATATGCCGCTGACAACCGCTACGTTTAAATATCCATATTCAGGGGGAATCGTCAATGCCTTTTAATTATCCGATAATTAACACGCCTGACGCGACAAGAGATTTTCAAGAGAGCTTTGCCGGATACAACCACAATCTGAAAATTGCCGATTCAGAATTCTATGAAATGAAAAACTTGACGGGTGATTATTATCCAATACTTTCTCCCCGGAAGAAACGCGAGGTTGTTCGGCAGATGGAAAAACCTCAGTGCATTTTCTGCAAAGACGCGCTGTGCTATATTGATGATAATCATCTTTATGTTAATGGTAACGAAATTGAGAGCTTTTATACATCTCATGGCGGTTTTGAGGGCGATTATACTATGGTGGGTATGGGTGCATATCTGCTTGTGTTCCAGCAAACCAATAAAGGCCTTGACCGTGGATGGTATCTCGACACCGTGAATTTTTCAAAAAACGGATTTATTGATAATACAATAGCGTTTAGTCCAAACAACAATAGTATATTGAGCCTTTCTCTTTGCGGTAAAGACGGCTCAAATTTTGAAAATCTGACAGTCGGCGATACAGCACCGAAAAGCCCAAAGAATGGCGATAAATGGCTTGACACCTCAGGCGACACGCATTATTTAAAAATTTATGCAGCGACAACATCTATGTGGACAACAGTATTGACGACGTATGTCAAGCTTAGTTATCCGGGAATTGCAGTAGGTTTCAACGAGGGGGACGGTATCGACATCAAAGGCCTTGAAGCAATGAACGTCAGTCAAAAAATTCGGGAACAAATCGAGTTCTTAAACGCAAGTGCTATTATCCAAAGTGTTGATAAAAACAATGGTTGGATTGTCATTACCGGAATTATCGACCAAGCATACGACCAAAAAATTGGTACAGTAGAACTGTCCAGGAAAGCTCCTTATCTTGATTATATTTGTGAGAGCAACAATCGCCTTTGGGGCTGTAGATATGGAGTAAACCGAAAAATGGACATTGTAAATGAAATATACGCTTGCAAGCAAGGTGATTTTAAGAATTGGTTTTGTTATGCCGGTATTTCTACAGACAGCTACGCCGCCTCGGTCGGAACAGACGGTGCATGGACAGGAGCAGTACATTACGGAAGCTCAATTCTATTTTTCAAGGAAAATTGTATTCATAAGCTTTATGGAAATATGCCCGCAGATTATCAGCTTATTGAATTGAAACATAGAGGTGTACAAAGTGGTTCTGAGCGCAGCATTACCAATGTTAATGAAACGCTTTTCTATAAAACTGCCACTGATATTGTCTATTATGACGGCAGTTTGCCTACAAGTATTTCTTATCCGCTTGGAGAGGTGCAGTATAAAAACGCAGTCGCCGGTGCGCTGGGTTCTAAATATTATGTCTCAATGCAGGATAGCAATGATGAATGGGCTCTATTTGTCTATGACATGAGCAAACAACTATGGCATAAAGAGGACAACTTGCACGTTCGCCAGTTTTGTAAAGTCGGCAGTCAATTGTTTGCAATTGATAATGACAACCGGTTAATTGAGATTTGCGGTTCTAAAAATTTAGAGCCTGATTTTGAATGGTTCGCAGAAACAGGATATATCGGCTATTCCTACAGCGATAACAAGTACGTAGGGAGAATGATTATTCGATTATCAAAACCGCTCACAAGCAAAATCAGGTTACTTATCAGCTATGATAACAGCGAAGAATGGGAAACCGTGTCAAATCTTAATGGTATAGGTACACGTTCGTTTAGTTTGCCTATTCTTCCTAAAAGATGTGACCGATTCAGGGTTAGAATTGAGGGCGTCGGCGATTGTAAAATATATTCAATAAGCAAGGCGCTTGAATTAGGAAGTGATATGAATTGATTTATCTGGATTTACCTAACATCGGCAGCGGTACTGTCGAACAACAGCTTTCAGAAATTCGCTCCTACATCTACAAGAGTAATGAACAGATGAACGCCGCCCTCGGCAATTTCACGACAGAGAAGTTTTGGGAAAACACTGTTGCGGTAATGACTGCAACCGGAGCTTCTTCCGATTATGAAATTCCGCAGCTGCTTAATCAATACTCAAAAATACGAAATTTGATTATCAAGACAGCCGGTGAAGTAATTAAAACAGAGGAAAATTTTAATTTACTTTTGTCCGGTGGTTATGTTGCAACCAGCCAATTTGGAAAATACTTGCTTGAAACATCTGTTGATGTTGAGGGAACGTCCACAGGATTCATTGAACTGTACAATTATACTGCGAAAATTGATTCTGACTTCGGCGATTATCGGTTAGAAGAATCCAATTATATCAAGCGCGGTTTGCTTGACGGAACAGTCACGCCGCCCGTTTATGGTATCGAGCTCGGAATCCTGAAAAAAGAGATTACTGACGGTGACACGGTCATCACACTATCCGACACATACCGCACGCGCATTACACCTTCGCGCTGGTCGTTTATTCATAACGGCAGTACAAATACTGACAGCGAGGTTGCATATATCGAATCAGATATGATTTATTTCCCTCAAGCAACCATCCACGGTGGCACGATTGATATAGGGAACGGAAACTTTGTCGTAAACAACAAAGGAGAAATGACCGCAAAAAAAGGTACATTCTACGGAACAATTGCCGCAAACGCGTTAACCACTTCATTAAATGCGTGGTCTAATAACGTGAAGATAAAACCGAGTGAAATCAGTTTCATTAGCGGTAGCGGAACGAGCGCAGAGAAAAATCTTTCGATACAGCCAAGAGGTATAGAGTTTTATCGCCTTGATAATGATATCGAAAATGCCGTAAGCACTATTTATAAATCAACATATGGCGCAACTTGTGGATTAACTATAGACATTAAATCTCCGATTGCCACATATTTCAGCCTTTCGGAGAACAACACAACAAGAGCGGCTTTCGTGACATATAGTTCAGTCAGCGGCTCAACGCCTCCGTATGGCGGAGTTTATGGATTTCATTTTAGTTGCCCTGTGGATTTTCACGACCAGGTTTTATCAAATGTTTTAATAAATAATTTGAAAATATTTGACGGTGGCAGTGCATATACCGGCGTAACTGGAAACTATATCGTTAAGCTTGCGCACAAAAACAGCGATGGTTCTTATACGGAGTATTATTCCGATTTGTTTATAAAAAACGGCATTATTGTCGGTATCACATAATAATTAGGAGGTTTTGAAAATGGGAAATAATAATGTACCGCAATCATTGATTATCGCGGAGGCTCGCGCAAAAGTTGAAGCAGTCCTCAACGCTCCGGAGATTGAACCTGCGGTCAAGGAATTAATATTTAAAGAGGCGTGGCTTGTGTCAAGCATGAAAGCACAACAGCAAGTACAGACAGATTATGAATCATATGTCAAAGTAACAGCTGAGAAGAAAGAAGAAGCACAGGAGGCAGAGTAATGGCTTATCAGTACCAGTCGTATGTTCCGTCGGCGTCGGTGGGGACTTATAAAAAACGGCAGGATGACGCAACGAACAACTTCAATATTTATACTCAAACAGGTTATTCGCAGGGTGCAGGCGGACTTGGCTCACAGGTTAATTCCGCGCAGGCGAAACTTAACGCACTCTATCGGGGAAACAATTTATCCCAACAGTTTAAATATAACAATCAGGGTCAATACAATAAAGCTTTGCGTGACATCACCGACCGCAAGCCGTTTGAATATGACTTGTCCAATGATATGCTGTTTCAACAGGCTAAAGACCAATATCAGGCTATGGGCAAGACTGCTATGGCTGATACCATCGGGCAAGCTTCTGCTATGACAGGCGGCTATGGCAACAGCTACGCTACTACAGCAGGAAATCAAGCCTACCAGGCAAATTTACAGGAGCTCAATAAATCAATCGGTGATTACTACGCCATGGCGCTAAGCGCGTACAATAACGAAACAGACAGGCTCAACGGCGTATTCAATGCTATGGCTACCGACCGCAGCGCGGCGGCGAACGAATGGAGCAACAACTGGAGCGTTTATAATAACCTATATAAGCTTTATCAGGATGAATATTCCGATATGCTTGGCAAGGATATGACCGCTTGGCAGCAGAAAGGCACTAACCTTTATAATGCTGCTAATCTCGCCACCTCACAGTACGGTACAGCTTCAAGCAACGACATTGACATTTGGAATAAGCAGGAAGGGCTCAAAGCTACACAGGCTCAACAGCTTGAAACGGAAAGAGCAAACCGCGCTTCGGAAGCGTATAAAAACGCTTCACTGGCTGAAACAAAACGTCATAATCAGGTTTCCGAGGGTATTGACCGCGGAAAGATTCTCGCAAGCAGCTCTAAATATAGTTCAAATGGCAATTCCTCGGGTGGGGATATTGGATTGCCCTCAAACAAAAAGTATTCAAAAGAAAACATGGTTGAATACATTGATAAACAAATCGGAAGCAAATTACATAGCAACGGATATTTAGCCCAAAATGTTCGCAATGAATCAGCAACATCAAAGTCAGTTGCAAAAAATATTATAGAACAATACTATTCGCAAGGGCTGATAACAGAAAGTACGGCAAAGAGTTTGCTGGCTCAGTATAAGATTTAGTAAGGAGAATACACATTGAAATCTTTCAACGAAATTTTAAATGAGCATAGAAAGAAACAAATTGAAGAGGGCGTATATGCCGAAGATGTTGGCGGTACGGTTCCCGAAAAATCTTTTGATAAGGTTTATAGTGAATACCTGGCCGCTCAAAATCCAATCTCCGAACAGCAGTCGGCTCAATCGTTCTTCAACGACGCGCAGACGGTATTGGATAGATTTCAATACGAATACGATAATCCAAAAGCAGATACTGTTAAGGGCTACAACAAAGCTTTTGACAGCCTGCAAAAGGATTCTGAAAGTGCGCGTAAATACATTGAGTCATTGTATGGTACTGAAAATTACGATAGCACGATGTCCGCTTTTGAAAAATACAATAAAGCAATTGCCGATTCAAAGAAACTTTTGAATAGCGACGAGGGCACTAAGCATATCAATTATCTCCTGAGCGACGAGGGAAAAGCCGCTAAAAAAGCAGCTACCCAGCAAGCGGCAGTTGATGAGTACAGTAAAACTGTTAACACAGAAAATTTCTCCGGTGCAAAGCAAGTAGCTGAAAAATATGGTATGACAGAGGACGAGCTCAAAAAAAGTTACCTTGATTACAGCTTGTCTACGGCTGCTGGTGAAGTGTTGAACGGAAAAGGCAGCGTAAAGGATGTCGCCTCAAAATATAATTTAGCCGAAAAGGAACTCAGCAAGACAGTTGACGATACTAAACTCGCGGGCAAGTATTTGGATTTGGAAAACAAATATTCCGACTTATCCTACAAGGATATGGTTGCGCTCCTCAAAAATCCCGAATATCGCGGTGAGGACATCTATAGGTCAGTTAACAGATACATCAATAATTTTGGCGCTACAAGCAATCCGAATGATTTTCGCAACGGCTTAACCGATGAAGATGTTGTTGTGCTCAAAGACCCGAAAGGCGAGGCGCACGAGCACGCCTATAAGGCGGTAGCGGAAGATTTCGGTATGAGCGAGGAAGATGTCAAGCGTGTGTACAATGACTATAACAGCGCTCAGGGCTATTCAAGCAATCTTGGATATAAAAGCCGTCAGCTTTCCGATGATGATAAAAACTATCTGAATTACAAAATCATTCAGAACGCCGACGCCGACCAGCTTCAATCCGTGCAAGACTCTTTACCGAAAAATATTCAGAACGAGTTTTCTGATTTGAACGCGCAGATAAATGTTGTAATGCCCCGGAAGCAGGAAAAAAAGTTTTATCTTGACGTCAACGAAGCTGTTCCTGACGCAGAAAAGCTCTACAATGAAATTGTATCATTGGAAAACAAAGACGTTTCTCCTGAGGAAAAGCCTGATAATGACGCCACTATTGAGCTGAAAAAGGAAGCATTTAACGATAAGCTTAAAGAAGCTATGGGCGACAGTCAATTTAATTTTGACAATTACCATAAATACCGCGAAAGATACAACGAACACCAAGCAACAGTTAAGCAAAATGAGGCGTGGAAAGAGTTTAACGAAACCCCGGTTGGCGGCGCAGTCGGCAATGTCGCAAGGCCGTTTATCAATATGTTTGGTTCAATTGCCGACGCCGCAAGATACGGTGGAGCGCAAATTGATAAATTGTTCGGCGGAGATGGTTATATAGACCCCGAGAGCACGGCGAACTATACGGCTCAGATTGTCACAGATGTAACGTCAAAGAAGATTAACGAGGCTACGCGCGACAATTATGCGCTGAATTATTTTGCCAATCTTGGCTATTCCACGGCTACCAGTATGACAGATATGGCTTTGGCGGCAGGGGTGAATATGATACCCTATGTCGGAACAGCTGCGTCAAGCGCAATGTTCTTTTCCTCGGCGGGAGTTTCCAAGGCTAATGAGGTTTTGGAAAACGGCGGCACGCTTGAACAGGCGACCGCGTCAATGGTTGCAGCTGGTTCAGCGGAGCTGTTGTTTGAAAGAATTTCGCTTAACAAATTAGAGTCGTTCCAGCTTCACGGCGATTACGACAGCGCGAGAAAGTATTTCAAGAACCTCGGAAAACAGGCTTTTGTCGAAGGCAGCGAGGAATTTGTTACCACTTTGGCAGATACATTTGCCGACGAGCTTATTAACGGAGACCGTAGCTCGTTTAATCTTTCCAAGAAAAAGTATATGGAGCAAGGCTTAAGTGAGTCGGAAGCTACCAATAAAGCTATGAATGATTGGGGCAGCGATATTATTGCCGACGCTTTGGGCGGAGCTATCTCAGGCGGAGCTATGGGTGCCGTACAAGGCGGCGCCCAACTACATAAGGTGAATAAAGACTCAACCGAATTGGGCGGAGAGGCTATTTCCTCAAAGGATTTTGACCTCAATTTGTTGGTTGAGCAGGGCAAAAAGAGCAATTTCCCCGAAGCGGTCAAGCTTGCAAATTCTATTGACAAGCAGATTGCAAGCTATAACAACAGCCAAAAAGCTGATAATTCAAAAGGCGAAGAAAAGAACGCTAAGGCTAAAAGTTTAGAGGAAACCATAGGGTTTAAGAATATCGGCAGGCTTATGCGCCTTGTGCAAACTGACGCTGATATGCAGCGCCGTTCGGAAGAAAAAGCCGTTTCGGACAACCTTGACGATAGTGAAAAGGCGATTGTCTCCAAAATACAAAAAGGCTCCGTATTGTCAAAGAACGACATTCAAACGATAAAAGAGTCGGCGTACCTCACAAAGGCAATCTCTACCTTTACCGATACAACCGCCGACAAAGTTATTAAGTCGGTTGATTTCAACGAGAGCCGCCCGAACAAAAACAACTTCAAAGTTTCGAGTAAAGAAGGAGTTACCCTTGTCAACAACAAAGAATTCAACGGCGGAATAGAGATTGAGTCGGTTGATACCCGCAAGGGCTTGATTACCTATAATCTGAACCATGCTAACGGCAAGACCGAACAATTGACATCAAAAAACATTAAGTTCGCAAGCAGCACCGAAGCTTTGCTCCATGAACAAGCTGCAAGCTATAACACGGAACAGGCGAGAGCTTTTGTTGATAGTTACAAGGAAGGACAGGACGTTAACAAATACGCGCGCGAGTGGAACCTCTACAGCAACTATGGCAGGCTTGCTACCAATCTGAGTCCTGAAAGGATGAATTTGGGCGGCACGCTTACCAACGAGCAGAAAATTACAGCGTATGAAATGGGCTTAAATTCGCGTGTGGCGGCAAATCAGCTAAAGACGATAATTGACTCTGACAACGAAATAAAACCCTATACAAGCCAAAATCAGGGCAGCTTCGTCAATAATATTCCCTCTGGAACAAAGCTGACGTTTGAGCAGAACCAAATGAAAAACTTTTTGCGCGATATGTCGGTCGTCACCGGTTTAAATATTGAGGTGTTCCAATCAAAGACAGACAAGCACGGAAACTTCATCGGCGAAAACGGTTCCTTTGACTCATCCACAAGAACCCTTAGGGTGGACATTAATGCCGGGCTCAACAATGAGAACGAGCAAAAAGCATATAAATACAGTGTTCTCAATACCGTCGCGCATGAGTTGACGCATGCCGCAAAACAGGGCAATAAATATGACATTCTGCGCGAGGCAATCATTTCCGCCCTTGGCACGACCGATAAGAAATTCAGCGAGCTTGTTGACAAGAAATTCAACGAGCTGAAAAGCAACGGCAAATATAAAAACCTCACCGACAAAGAGCTGACGGAGCTTGCCGATGAGGAAGTGGTTTGTGACAGCTGCGAAACCATGTTGCAGGGTAACACAAAGTTTTTTGAAAATCTCTATAATAAGGACAAAAACCTCGCAAAGAAGTTTATTGAAGCAATCAAAAGCTTGATTAAGGCAATCAAGTCCTATATAACAGGCTCAAAACACGCCGACACCGCATACGGCAAGGCGCTGCTGGAGGTCGCCGACGACTTGTACGACCAGATTCAGCAGCTCTGGAATGAAGCGGTGGAGAGCGGACTGGAAGCAGCGCAAACGCAGCAAAAAAATAGCACCACCGGTGAGAGTGGTGTTGTGTACGCGAAGGATGATACTGATAATAAAAGCTCTGACCGCTTCACCGACACCGACTACCTCTCCGCAGTAGAGCGCGGCGACATGGAAACCGCGCAGCGGATGGTGGACGAGGCGGCGAGAGCGGCGGGGTATGATATGCACCTTTATCACGGCTCAAAATCCGGTGGCGGATTCACCGTGTTTAAGGGTTGGCAATACTTCACTGAAAGCAAGCCTTATGCCGAACGCTACACGCAGCGCGACACAGGCAAGGGATTGTATAGTGTTTTTGTGAAGTCGAGCAGATTGTTTGATACAAGAAAGCCTGCTGACCGTGCTTTGTTTAAGCAATACCGCAATGAGTACGGCATGGGTGATTTGCAAGAAAGCGGATTGCCGGACTGGACGGATGGCTATGATCTCAGTGATATCATTGAGGAAAACGATCTTGATTATGACGGAATTATCCTTGATGAAGGCGGCGACCTTGTGAACGGAAAGCCCGTCAGCCGCGGAGTATCATATGTTATTCGCAGTTCCGAACAAATCAAATCCGCCGACCCTGTGACCTACGACGATGGTGGAAAGGTTATTCCTCTTTCCGAGAGGTTCAAGACGGATAACGCTGATATTCGCTATCAAGACCGTAACCTAATCGCCGTTCACAACCTCAGTGAAGAAAAGCTGTTAAAGTCTTTGAAGCTCGGAGGATTCCCTATGCCGAGCATAGCTGTAACAAAACATGATTCACAGCATACGGGCTTTGGCGATATTTCGTTGATTTTCGGCAAAGATACCATCAATCCGGATGTCAACAGTGAAAACAAGGTTTACGGCGGCGACGCATGGACACCCATGTACCCGACAGTAGAATATGAGGCGGATTCAAGAAAATCCGCGAGGTTGTATGAGAGAGCGCGTGAAGCGGTAAAGGACGGAGAAATTGAATTTTTCAATCCCGTTTCTTTGCACCCGGATAATATCGAAGATAGGTTAAACCGCAGCAAGGGCGAAGCCGGACTAAAGGCTGATTTGAAAAAGGATTATGGCTTTAGGAATCTTTTCCTAAAGGAAACTACAGGCGAAAGTGTAAGTTTAAAGAAAAAAGAATCAAAATCTGTATTAAGTCAAGATGATATCGAGGAATACTCTTTCCTTTACGAACAAATGCCGCAGGGTTTTGATGATTTGCAAAACATGTCGGGAAAAGACTGGTTAGCTAAATACGGCGAATCGTTCAGAGCAGCGCGCGAAGCGTATATCAAGCAATTCTTCCCGGATATTTCAGAGGAACAGCTCGATAATGCTATCGGTTACGAAAAGGGCTTTAAAACTGTTCAACGTGCCAGAAAGATTTTAGATTTTCACGAAAACGGCGCGGAAACAATAACGGTTCAAAATGATATTGAAGGAACACACGCCGAAATCGACAGCAAGATTGACGAAAAAGCGTATGATAAGTGGCTGGATGAAATGCTTGACGGAATAGAGAAAAACGCAGGTATTCAAAATGGCGTTGACCCTTATGATTCAAACGGCTATCGTCGCAGTTTTTCTGCAACCCATTATGCTGAAACATTGGGAAATGTTGTAAAAGCGATGAAAGCGCAGCGTAACGGCGAGAGCTTTTTTTCAGCGGCAGGTATTTTCGGTGTGGCTGCCAAGAATTACGGCACTTTTGAATCCATGAAAGCGGACACTGACCGTTTGCAATCTTTGACGGATGAAGAATACGATAGAATCAAGGAATCCTTTGGTGAAAGATTTGCAGAAATTGCCGGGAACATAGCAGAAAACGGGAAGCAGTTGGATGACAATCCGTATATAAACATGGACATTTGTTACCAAAATATTCTTGACGGCGTAAGAGAATCCAAAACCAAAAGCGGATTGGTACGTTATCTCAAAAAAATATATGGTAATGTTATTGATGATTCTGTTGCGACCGATATTCTTGACCTTATCGCCGACGTTGGCAATATGCCTGCAAAGTATTTTGAAGCCAAGCCGCAAAGAGCAGTAGGGCTTGGTGAAGTCAAGGCTGCCGTTGTGCCGAGCGATACAAGTGAAGAAGTGAAAATTGCACTGAAAAATGCCGGTATTCCTGTTCATGAGTATGAAAAAGGCAATGAAGCGAGCCGTTCGGAAGCAACGCAAAAGGCTATTAACACGGAATACACAAACGCGAAAGGGGAAACGCAGAGCGACCTCAGATTCCAAGACCGCGACTATTCCGTTGAGCCGGAGGACTACGACGATTTATTTGACGACCTTTTCACCGAAGACGGTGATTTGTCCTTTGGCGAGGAAACCGACACTCGCCGCGCGGAGAGCTTCATTGAGAAAATGATTGACTTTGACGCGGAGAGCGCCGCCTATTTCCTCAGCTATTCCGCAAATGAAATTGCGCAAAACACCCTGAACGGCTTAAGGGATATTGAACTCTCCGACAGTTCATATCTGAAAATCGCAAAGAAGCTTTACAATAACTCAACGAGCCGAATGGGAATCAACTCTGAGACCATTGCGGAAAGAGTAAAAAGATTTGTAATGCTCTACGACGACGGTATGTACAAAAGTTTTGATGAATTCATTTCATCAATAACCGAATGGAACGAACAGAATTTGCGTTCCGACAGATTTGCTTCACCTGAAAATCTTCTCACAAACGCTTATAATCTTATTTCGTATATTGCCGAGGAAAAGGCAAGCTACGTGATTAAGGCAAGCGAAATGTCCGAGAAGTATGCAAAGATGGAGCGTGCAAGCAACAAGAATAAAGTCGAGGCTAAGCAACTTAAAGCCGAGAATAAAAAGCTTAACCGTTCGCTCAGTTACCAAGAGGACTTGACTGACTATTACCGCCGCAATAACTATAACGCTCAATCTGAAATTTCAAAGCTTCAAATGCTTAATAAGCAGCTTGAAAAGGCAAAGCTTAAGGCTGAGGAACAGTCGCGGCGAAGAATAGAGCGCACAATCGAACGCTATGACAAAAAGCTTGATAAGCAAAAGCTAAAGGCAGGCGAGCAAAAAGCGGCCGCTCTTGACCGTATGCGTACCCGATATGAAAAGCTCCTCGACGCTGAAAAAGCAAAATCAAAAGACCGCCGCCGTGCCGACCACGATAAAACGGTTGAGCGATACGAAAAGAAAATTGCCGAGCTAAAAGAAAAATCGAAGCAGCAGAAGAAGGCAATCCGTGAGGATAGAGACACAAAGCTGATTGCGGAAAAGGAAAAGCGACAGGCTGATTTAAAAGCTTTGCGTGATAATCGTGACAAAAAAGAATATGTGCGAAAGATTAAAAAGGTTGCGTCCGAACTGCAACAGTGGGTGCTTCACCCCAAAGACCGTCACTTCGTTCCTCAGGAGTTTTTGAGAAGTGGTTTTTATGACGCGGTTAATGAGATTACTGAAGCTTTGATTATTTCTGATAACACTAAAATTGCCGATAGGCTCAGAACAATTTCGGCAGGTATCAGAAAGCTCCAAAACGAGGACGAATTCAGGTATGATATCGACCCTGTAATTGCGGACGAAATGAATCAGCTTGCGGCAACGATTGGCGGCAAAAAAATAAACCGCGAGCTTACCCTTAGACAAGCCGAGGACATTTACAAGTCTTTGAAAATCATTAAAGACAGTATTGTTAACGCTCGAAAACTGATTTTTGAAAACGAAACAAAAGATGTAGTTGAAATGGGCGTTGCCGTTATTAAAGAGCAAAAAGCCCTAAAGGTCGTGAATTTCAACAAACATCTAAAAAAACTCAAAAATTTGTTCCTTACTCCGGAGCGTATGCATAATATCATCACCGGCTACAACGATAATTCGGCGCTAAATAAAGTGTTTCAAGAGATTAAACGCGGTATTAGAAAAAAGAACGATTTTTATATGGACGCAAACAAAATGTTTGACTCCTACCGCAACGCTCACGTTAAAGAGCTTGATAGCTCTCAGCACAATGTGCGTGCTATTAAGTGGACTGATAGTTCCGGCACAGAACAGACCACAAAAATGACAGGTATGCAGGCTATGCAGATTGTTATGACTTGGAACCGTGAGGCAGCTGACGAAAGACTTAACCATTTGGAAAAGGGCGGCGTATCAATTCTTGAGCCAAAGGAATTTGCAAAAGGTAATTTCCAAAAAGCCTATGATAAGCGTGTCACGGTTTTACGCCTGAACGAGTCGTTTATTAAAAGTGTTTCAAAATCTCTTACAGAATTCGAGCGCGGTTATATTGATATAGCAGAGCAGTTCTTCAATGTTATGGCAAAGGACGCCATAAACGAGGCCTCACTTAAACTCAAACACTTTGAAACGGCGACAAGTGATTATTATATCCCGATAAAGGTTGATGAAGCGGAGATTTTCAAAGAAATTGAAGGGGTAAAGTTCGATTCATCAATCGAAAATATGGGAATGTTAAAGAGCATTATTCCGTATTCCAAGAAAGCTGTTTTGATTCAGGGGCTTGACAGCGTTGTAAATAAGCATATTGAAAACGTCGGCAATTATTACGGCTTGGCAATTCCTATTCGTAATATGAATAAGCTCTTAAATGTTTCAAACGTTGAGCAAGACGCAGATGGCAAAAGGTTGTCAAGCGATAGTGTTCGCCACGCTATTGAGAGCAATTGGGGCAAATTCGGTGTGGATATTTACGAACAGCTGCTTACTGACCTTCAAACGTCACGAGCACCGAAAAACGAAAATTTTCAGGATATTAAAAAAATCACGGCGAAGCTTCGCTCTAATTTTGTTACCGCGACGCTGAACGCAAATCCCTCTGTTGTGTTAAAACAGGCGGCTTCTTACTCAGTTGCAGGTGTTTATCTCGACCAATCCTCACTTGCAAAGGGCTCAGCTGATATGCTGAAATTTTTGAAACCCGGCAAATATCAGGCTTTGCTTGACGAAATCGACAGCCATACCTCGCAGCATTATATGCGCCGTGCGGGATTGTCCTCAAACGAAATTGCGGCGATTCAGGAAAGTTGGATTAAAACCTCGAAGCTCGGAAGGAATATAAATAATTCAAAGATTATGCAGAAATTGCCTAACGGCGTTAATCCGACAAATTGGATACAGGAAATGGACTGTCTGACAACAGCTGCTCTGTGGTGCGCAACCAAAGCTCAGGTTGACAAAGAGTATAAACAAGCGAATAAAAAATTTGACACAAGCGAGTATTGGCGCGAGGTTTCCGACCTTTACAACAAGGTCATAGAAGATACTCAGCCGATGTATGACGCAATGCACCGCCCGGAGATTTTAAAGAGCTCAAGCGAGTTGGTAAAATCAATCTTTATGTTTAAAACTCAGCCTTTGCAAAACGCGGGAATTATTTATGACTCAGTCGGAAGGCTAATACAGAACAAAAATAATAAGATGGCTCGCAAGCAGCTTAGAAAAGCCTTGTTTTCGCAGGGCAAATCATTGCTTGTGTTTGCGTCTATGTCTATGCTTATAGGCGCTCTTATGCACCGAATGGATAGATATAAAGACGAGGATGACGAGCTTTCTTTTGGCAGTATCATGAACAGATTTGCCAAAGATGTTGTTCAAAACGGAACAGGTGTGATTATTCCCCTCGGTGGTTCGGAAGCAGCTGCGTACATAACGAATCTAATTGACTCAAACAGCTATCTCAACAATGACGTTGTCAGCGATAATATTGTAGATACCGTTAATAAATTCGCAAGTTCCGGTACAAACCTCGTTCAGACCATAGGAAAAGAATTCGGTGTGGATGATAAAGGCAATGTTAATCCAGATTGGAATAATATCGCAAAATCAGCTGAGTCGTTCTTTATTACTTGGTCGAGCGATTTTACCGGCGCTCCTGTTAAGAATTCAAAGAATATAATAAAAGGTGCAATTGATTGGATAAAAGATATTGCCGACGGCGGAGGAACGTTTGAGCCTGATGTTGGTGATATGAAAAGCAACCAGATTGTACATTCCTATCAAAAGCATTTTGAAAAAGGAGAAACCGATATTGCTAATGAGCGCGTACAAGAGTTTTATAATAAAAAATTAAGTCAAGCTGAAAACAAAGGCAGCGTTAGCCCCGAAAAAGAGGCAAGAAACGCCGTCAGGGACGCGTTCGTTAACTATTATAAGAAAGACTATCAAAAAGCGTTTCGCAATAACGATAGTGCAGAGATTGAAAGAATCCGCAAGATTCTAACCTCGCAGAGTAAGTACATGAAATGGGAAACAAAGAACACACCGCTATCCGAAAAGCTCCGTGAGTGGCAAAAGGAAGCAGCGGAAGAAAAGAAAGCCGCTGTGAAAAAGTAAATACCAACCTAAAAAAGCAGCTCTCACCCGAGGGCTGTTTTTTCTTTTGTGGGTTAGAGAAAATCATTGTATTAAGCTATCCTAAAATTGGAGGTGAAACAATGACAAAAAGAAAAGTATATTTCAAGCTCGATTGTTCAAAGCCGGGCGTGCAACATACGGTTGAGGGTTTGCACGTTGGCGACAAGCGCAGCTGTGAAATGCACATTTTATTACGCAACGGAATTACACCGCTGATTTTTGACGACAGTAATATAGCAATTATCGTGAATGCGCAGAAACCCGACGGCACAACTATTTCAAGCTTGTGCGACATCAGTTCAGATAAAAAAGAAGTCATCTATACGCTTGATGAACAAGACACAGCGGTTGCAGGTGTTGTCAGTTATGAGCTGATTGTCGCGTCATGTGACGGAAGCGACTATTATATTTTGTATTCGGCAACATTTGAAACTGTGGTGACGGAAGGGATTGTCACACCGGTTTTTAAAAAGCTTGATACCCAACCTGACGATTGGACAACTTCTTACCAAAAGTATTTTCGTTTGACTGAAAACGGTTATGTAAAAATCAGTGACGATGTTTGTCCGGATTTTTCGTCGGATGATTTCTATTACTTAATCAATCCCAACTATGAATCGGTCAACGATTATTCGGCGTTTGAGAAATCAGTTGCAAACGTCCGGCAGCTGCTCGGCAACGCCTCAGAGCTTTATCGAAGAATGGCCGAGGCTGAGACAAATATCACGAACGAAGTTGCTGCAAGAGTTGGTTCTGTAAATGCATTGGGAAACAGAATTTCAGATGAAGCCACCATCCGCGAAGCGACCGACACTACGCTGCGACGAATGTTGCTTGATGAATCCACCGCTCGAACAGCCGCCGACACCGCGCTCGGAAACAGAATCGACGCATTGTCAGACACGGTTTCCGAAAAAGCAAATTCGAGTGATGTTTACAGCAAGGCTCAGACAGACGCGAAGCTTGCCAATAAAACTGACGTAAGCCGATTTGTTCAATATCAGGCGCAAGTTCAACAGGAGCTTGACAATAAAGTTGATAGCGCTGAGTTTAATGATTATCAGTCAACCACCAGACAATCTTTTTATAACGAAGCCAAAACCCGCGCACAAGCTGACAATGCTTTGAACGGCAGAATAGACGATTTAGACAGTGAGTTTGACAGTAAGGCTGATAAAACCTATGTTGACTCAATGGATGACAAAATTAAAAACACCGATATTCCCCAACAGATTGACAATTTCGCTGAAACCATTGAATTCAATGGCAAAGAACTGGTTTACAAAGACCGAAACAACGTTGAGCGCAGCGTAGGAGAAGTCCCCGGCGTCGACATGGACACGCTCTTTGATACGCTGGATGACGCGTTGTCCGGAGATTCTTCTCTCGTGCCGGCGCTGTTCGTTAAGCCCAAGGGCGACAACTACGCGCTTGTATACGTTGACAGCAATGACGAAGAGCACGAGTTGTTTGACTTTGCAGCTCTTCCTGCTGCAAGGGGCGAAAAAGGCGACAAAGGCGACAGCGTGACGCACGTTGAAATTCGCAGCGACGGTGTTCTGTATATCACGATTGAGAGCGCAGACCAGACAGCAAGAGTATTCCCGGTCGGAACAGTGGTCGGAGCCAAAGGCGCAGACGGCAAAAACGGTAACGGTTACGATAATGCCGAGATTAATCAGGACGGCGATTTAATTGTCAGAGAAGTTTTGGGTACCGGCGCCTCACGAGAGGTCAATCTCGGTCATGTTGTTGGCGCACAGGGAGCCAAAGGCGACAAGGGCGATAAAGGTGATAAAGGCGACCCCGGCGCAAAAGGCGATAAGGGAGATAAGGGCGATACCGGCGCGACGGGCGCACAAGGTCCGCGGGGCGACAATTACGTTCTAACCGCTCAGGACAAAACCGACATCGCCGACATTGTTCTAAGTGAACTACCGACAACCGAGGGGGTATTATATGGCAACACGAGTAATTGATGATTCAAAGCTGAATAACATCGCCGCCGCGATTCAGGCAAAGGACAGCGGCGGTCAAATGACGGTTGATGAAATGCCTACAAGGATTGCAAACATCCCTACTGGCGGTGGAGTTAAAGCTCAGAAAGTTAATTTCTACGATTTCAAAGGTAATTTAGCTCATTCTTATGCGGCAGAAGAAGCGTCTGAATTAACAGAGATGCCCGAAGCCCCTGTAATTGAAGGCTTCACGTTTCAAAAATGGAATTGGTCGCTTGCAAGCATTAAAACATGGCTTACAAAGCATGAAAACGATAATTGTGATTTAAATGTCGGCGGGTTGTATGTCACAACCGATGGACATACAAGAATCCATATGACCTTGCGCGAAGCAGAGTTAGCCCATATCGAAATGCCGTTTTGCATTCAGCAAATGGCTGGAACTGTTGTTATTGACTGGGGCGATGGTTCTGCACCTGAAACGATAACAGCGGCGGGCATTTATTCCCACACATGGCAAGTCAATCATTATCCTGCTGACGTTGTTATAGATATTGAGTATATACCTTCCGGGTCGACTGAACTTGTATTGGGCAGAGCTGTTGGAACTTCACCTTATGGGCTGTTTAATAATGAAACATATTATGCAAGCTGCGTCGAAAAAGTTGAATATGGAAATAACAATGATTTCTCAACTTATTCTGGCACATTTAAAAACTGTAAGTATTTAAAAACTATAAATATTCCATTTGGATTTAGCACCATTGGTAACTATGCGTTTCAAAACTGTACAAACCTATCGTTGACAGTGCTGCCCGACGGGATTACGAGTATTGGTGGCGGTGCGTTCCAAAACTGTACAAACCTATCGTTGACAGTGCTGCCCGACGGGATTACGAGTATTGGTGGCGGTGCGTTCCAAAACTGTACAAACTTAGCGTTGACAGTACTGCCCGACGGAGTCACGAGCATTGGTGGCGGTGCGTTCCAAAACTGTACAAACTTAGCGTTGACAGTACTGCCCGACGGAGTTACGAGCATTGGTAACTATGCGTTTCAAAACTGTACAAACTTAGCGTTGACAGTACTGCCCGACGGAGTTACGAGCATTGGTGGCGGTGCGTTCCAAAACTGTACAAACCTATCGTTGACAGTGCTGCCCGACGGGATTACGAGTATTGGTGGCGGTGCGTTCTCTAACTGTACAAACTTAGCGTTGACAGTGCTGCCCGACGGAGTCACGAGCATTGGTAACTATGCGTTCGAAAACTGTACAAGTTTATATATCATCGACCTAACCGCATTTACAAACCCACAATCAATTCCAACGTTGGCAAATGCAAACGCGTTTCAAAATATTCCTGCGCTTGCTGAATTTTGGTTTTCAAGTCAAGAAGTACTTGACGCATTTTCAGCAGCGACAAATTGGAGCACATATGCAAGCAAGTTTGTAATAAAGGGGGCGGCTTAATGGTTATCTATCAATACTATACAACCGATGAAGGCGTGGAACGAGTCAAAGCCTATTCAGACAAAAACGTATATATAGAACGTGACGGTG